TAATCAATTTTTCGTCAGAAGTTTTCAATTTTGCGTTTTACCTATTTTGAACCCAGTATTATTATCGTGATTTGTTATTGTAGTTTATATATAAAAACAAATCAATTTTTATTTTTTTATTTCAATTTTTTTTTATTGTTGTATCAAGGGTTAATACGAAAAAAAGGGAACCCCCCTATTTAAATCTTAAACAAATCAAGTGTGTATATACATTTTACGAAACTACAACTACAGGCTTAATATCGTCTCCCAACATCATCTCTGGGATGCAATTGCCTATAGTCTCTACTAATTCATCTACTTTTTTTAAGTGTGGGCATCTGAATCTTTTTAATTTCTCCTTTGTCATCGTCTTATTCATCCAGTTGATTGTTTTGATAAGGTGATGAATGGCTCTATTGCTGAAAACATTTTGTGAGTTGTCCTTTGTAATCATCTCTATCTTTCCACCCCATCTATAACCGAAAGTGAATGGGTCGCAATTTATTAAACAATTAATATTATCTCTTAAATGGAATTTATCCCATTTCAGCAAAGACTTTACAAGAGCCTTTCGGAGGTTTTTTGAGTTGTGGTGGGAATAATCAAGGTTTATCTTGGGTACAACGTGTTTTAACCATAAGAATTTGAGAGCATTTCCACTCCAATCGGCTGTACCCAACTGAACAGACCTAATAAACTCGTTTATAATACCTGACCTTAATACGTGGGTGCGGAATGGATTGCAAGTTATTCTAATAGTAATAGAGAGGTCGTCCTCCAAGTATTCAGCAACATAACGAATAATATCATCTGGTAGTTTCTGAATCGCCTCTTTGGTGTATAGAGGTCTCTGTGAGACTGCAAATTCCTCCCATTCATCTGCAGGGGTTTTGAGTTCAACTACTTTGACTTTATCCATAAATCGGCTCAACTCATTGAAATCATCTTTCATCTCAATCAGATTGCATACTCTCCTTTTCCTATTATCGTGAGTCTCAATCTCACCTTGTGAGGCAACATATTCCTGATGGATATTATCACTCAAGCAAATGTGAGCAGACTTAAGTAGATGTTGGGCGTGGCGAACAATTCTCTCAAGTGCTTGTCTTGTGTCAGTACCAAATTCAACGTGTGCGTATTGGAAGGGCATCTTGTGTGTGCTATTATATAATATAGTAATAAGATTCTCTTTAAATCAATTTTTTATAATATATATTATATAATAAAAAAATTATCAATTTTTTAAAGTGCCTTTTTGGAGCAAGGGTTAATACGAAAGTGTAGGGTCAGTGTAGAGTGTAAGGTGTAGGGTCCAAAAAAACCCAAATAGAATAAACATCAGACTCATCAGCAATTTTCTATTAGAATATCAGATTTACCATACACACCCTACATACCCTACACTTTTGATAATATTGGGATAAAAGAGTAGGGATTAGTGTGAGGAATCCCAGAAATCTGGAGTGTAGGGTCCAAAATCCACCCTACACTTTCTCAAATGACCCTACACTTTCGTATAGACCCTTGCAAAGGGAACTTTAAAAAATTGATGAGATTTTTTTTATATAATATATATTATAAAACAATATAAAGGAAACGTATAAGTATATTATATAATAGCATAATGGCGAACAGACCTACAACGAAAACTCTTGCATACAACGAGTGGTTAAAACTTGTGAATAAAGCGAAAAGCGGATGGAGAGCATTCTTTGTAATGCGAGACGAGGTGGATGCACTGAACGATTATATCCATCAGTTCTCTGACAGGAATAGGCAATTGAGGGAGAATCTTAATGACCCAAACTATCAAATGGAGACGTGCGATATAACTTATCTTAAAAGTCAGTTTATAGAGATGTACGACAAACTAAAGGAATACAGCGAGTGTCCAGTATGCTACGAAACGCTCACAAAGGACAATATAGAGGTACCCAAGTGCGGACACATTATTTGTAAGCAGTGTGTGGAACGAATCAAGGAAACGGCTACTCCTGTTTGTCCCAATTGTCGTAAGAAATATTAGGAAAATTAGGAGCATCATTTTATTAACACTTAAATAGGGGGGACCCCTTTTTTTACCACAACAAATGATAACTCAAAAAGGCAGGAGAAAAAGGGTCGGCATCTCTCCATTTCTTATTACGTCGTTTGAACTGCTCCCTACGTCTCTCGTCATTATGCTTGGTATAATCTTCCATACCATACTGACCAAAATTGACTACTTTAAAGGTGTAAGGGTTAATAATGGCGTATTTCTTGTCTTTGCGAGAAGACCTAAATAATTCTATACCAGAATCTTCTCCAAATACTTCGTGTAATCGTTTGAGAACTTTTACAGGGTCTGAATATTTGAGAATCTCTCTATCGTATTTACTCATTATATTATAAGTATATATATTATAATGACAGATTTAGAAAATGAACCTTTGCTCAAGGAACAGCCAAACCGATTCACTTTCTTTCCAGTACAAGACGCTAAAGTGTATGAATTCTATCAAAAAGCAATTACGTCCTTTTGGAGAGCCGAAGAGATACAGATAAGCAAGGATTTGAATGACTGGAATTATAAATTAACCGATAATGAGAGGCATTTTATTAAGATGATATTGGCTTTTTTTTCGTCCTCTGATGGGATAGTAATAGAGAATTTGGGGCTACGATTTTTCAAGGAAATAGAAATGCCTGAAATCCGAGCCTTTTATAGTTTCCAGATGGCGATGGAGAGTATCCACAGCCAGACCTACTCACTACTGATTGATACGTATGTAAGAGAAAAACAAGAGAAACTGAAACTATTTAATGCGATAAATACGATACCCTGTATCAAGAAGAAAGGAGACTGGGCAATAAAGTGGATAGAATCAGAAACGTCAAGTTTCGCTCAAAGACTGATTGCGTTTGCGATAGTGGAAGGGTTATTTTTCAGTGGAGCATTCTGTAGTATATTCTGGTTGAAACAAAGGGGATTAATGCAGTCTCTCACAGCATCAAACGAGTTAATATCCAGAGACGAGGCGTTGCATACAGAGTTTGCTATCTATCTCTACAGCCAAATCACGCATAAAATATATTGGTACGAGGTAGAGATGATGTTCAAGGAAGCGGTAGAAATAGAGAAAGAATTTATAATAGAATCGCTCCCTTGTCGTCTCTTGGGAATGAATAGTAAAATGATGAGTGAATATATAGAATTTGTAGCAGACCGCCTTCTTGTGCAATTGGGGTATAAGAAGATTTGGAATACGCCGAATCCCTTTGACTTTATGGAGTTAATCTCACTTGATGGTAAGGGGAATTTTTTTGAGCGGTTAGAAACTTCGTACGCACTATCAGACTGCGTAGCAGATGATTCAGTTTTTGATTTTAAAGCCAAATTCTAAAGTAATTTCTTTGAAATTGATTTAAAGATAATAAAAGAAGTTAGTATATAAAATGAATTATAACGAAGGAAAGAAAATGGGTAAAGTCTATAAACTCACTTGTAATATAACTGGTGAGTGTTATTTCGGTTCAACTATAAAACCCCCTTCACATCGGTTGCACGAACACAAAAAACCTCATAATGGTACTACCGCAAAAGATATTATAGACCGAGAGAATTATAAATACGAAGTATTAGAGAGATTTTACGTAGATGGACCGAGAGATACTAAACTATTAGAGAGAGAACAATATTACATTACTAATTACAAGTGTGTTAATCAAATAGTACCATTATCAACACAGCACGATTGGTATATTCGTAATCAGGAAAGAGTGAAAGAAAAATCAAATCAATACTACGCCGATAATAGAGAGAAAAAATTAGAATATCAAAAAAAATATCAACGAGAACTGGGTAAGCACACGTGTGAGTGTGGTTCGGTTATATCAAAGTCTAATCTCCCTGCACATCTCAAAAGACCGAAACATAAAGATTATATAGCGAAGATTAGCGAACCCAGTGTGTAATGAGTTCATCACGTGTAAGCCCTAATTCTTTTCTGTTCTTATCAATAAACTCTTCAAAATCATCTAAACTATATTTGAATTGTAGATTCATCATTAGCCAGAGAATAACCCAACGCCCACAGGTGCCTCCCCCTCCCTTCAGAGACTGGAGACGATTCTTATTGTATTTAATTTTCCAACCCTTTTTCTTGGCTTTTTCTAACAAGGCGGTTAAATAGGTTTCATCCTGACCCAACATTTTACGCCAGAAAGAGTTAATATATCGCAATTGTCCATCAGGTTTGTTGCTGTACGAGTCAAAGAAATAGATGGTATCTTTATTACGGCTAATAACAACCCAGTGTCCTATATTGTGTCTATTTTCAATTAAAATAACCTTAAAAGATTTATCGTGCGGTAAAATATCCGTAATGTTTTTTACGTTGGCTAAAGCACTATACTTAATGATAGGATTTGCATCGTCATTATCAGGGAAATATCTTTTTAAATCTGCATCAGTCATAAATATTGGTTCCCTCTCTTTTATATCTTCGTATTGTTGTTGGGTAATACCCCCTTCTTTGAGTAAGTGTCTAATGGAAGTCTGATTCATTAATATATATATTCCAGAGAAAAGAAATTTAGGAAAAAATCTAATTCGTTTATTTCAAAAATAAAATCTAATTACAGATTATATAATAGTAATGGCTAAAGTTGTTTCAAATCCTAATTTCCGAAGTATCACTTACCCTAAAGATTACGAGTATGGTAAGCAGAAAGAAGAAGATATATACCCCACATTAAAAGAATTTTTCAATAGTCCTGCTTTAGAAAGAACTACAGACAAGTATTGTAAATACGATTTTGAAGACCGAGATGCGATATACGAGGTAAAATCACGTAAGTGCAAGAAAAATACATACCC